AGAATCGCTGGACGCAGCACGTCTTGCGGGCTGGACAACAACAACAACACGGGACTGGAAGGACTCGGGAGCGGACATTGCGCCGAGGGCGGACGGGAGGGGCCGGTTCAACCAGTTGCCGAGGCAGGCGAATCTGGCGGGGTGGCCGACACCGAACACCTTGGATACCGTGGACAGGCAACAGCTTCGGCCCAGCAGGGTAGCGACGAACCGAAAGTCGGGGTACTTGACGGAAGACATTCTTCACCTCAAAAACAATCCGCAACCCGCCCGACTCACGGCCACTGGGGAGATGCTGATTGGCTCTTCTGCCGGGATGGCAAGTGGCGGCCAGTTGAACCCAGGACATTCCCGCTGGTTGATGGGGCTCCCTCGCGAGTGGGACGACTGCGCGCCTACGGTAACGCGATCGTCTGCCAAGTCGCGCAAACCTTCATCGAAGCCTACCTCGACATCCGGGGGTGATCAATGATGGCCAACCTCACCAAGGTCACGCCTCATCTGTGGTCCCTCGAGGCACCGACCGCGATCCGCGATCTGCCCGGCTGGGTGTGCTGGCGCTTCGAGGATCACCCGGGCGAGAAGAAGCCTCGCAAAATGCCCTACTACGCCAACGGCGCCAAGCGCTCCGGCGAGCAGGGCTCGCGCGAGGACATCGCCCACCTGGTCACCTTTGAGGCTGCGCGTGCGGCGGCCGTGCGCAGGGGCTTCGACGGTGTGGGCTTTGCCACGCTCGAGCAATGGGGTGTCGTCGCGGTTGACGTCGACAACTGCGTGAGGGGCGGCGAGATCCACCCCGACATCGAGCCTCTGATCTGCCAGAGCTACTCGGAGTTCTCACCGAGCGGGCAGGGCATCCGGCTGTTCTTCCGAGGCAACCTGGGTAACGGCAAAGACCTCACCGGCCCCTACGGGCTGGAGTTCTTCAGCACTAAAGGATACGTGACGTTCACCGGCAATTCGCTCCCCGGTTGCGAGCTGCTCGGGCTCGAGAACACCGTCGCCCCCGTGCCTCGCGAGCTGATGGATCTGCACCGCGCGCGCTTCGCGCGGGACTCCGTGCCAGAGAGCACCCGCCCCATCGGGCTCACCACGGCGCAGATCCACCAGTGCCTGGACGCATTACCTCAGGACCTTCACTACGACGACTGGCTGCGCGTCGGCATGGCGATCCATTGCGAGACCGGTGGAAAGGGCTTCGAGCTCTGGGAGCAGTGGTCTGAGAAGAGCGAGAAGCACGGCGGGCGCCGTTACGACCAGGAGCGCTGGAGATCCTTTGGCAAGGGCAGTGGGCTCCAGGTCACGGGCGCATCACTTGTAAGTGTCGCTAACAAGTACGGCGCAGGGATCGCTCTGAATGGGCCTGCCAGCCCGGAGGAGTTCGACGTGCTGGTGGAGGCTGCATCTGAGACGGCCAGCGAGGCCGCGCCGATCAAGTTCCCCGTCGTCCCCGCCGCTGAGTTCTCAAGCGGTGAGCCTCCCCAGTGGATCGTGAAGCACGTCCTGCCCGCCGCCGAGCTCGTGGTGCTCTACGGCGCCTCGGGCTCCGGCAAATCCTTTCTCGCGTTGGACATTGCCGGCTGCATTGCCCGGGGTGTGCCGTGGCGCGGCAAGCGCGTGCGCCAGGGGAGGGTGGTCTACATCGCCGCCGAGGGCGCAGGGGGGTTCCGCAATCGCTTGAAGGCCTACGGTATTGCCAATGAATTGGACCTGAATGGGTTGGACATTGGTGTCATCCACGCCGCGCCGAATTTCCTCGACAAGACCGATGCCGCCGCCGTGGCTGCCAGCGTCAAGAGCTCGGGCGGGGCCTCGGTGATCATCGTGGACACCTTCGCGCAGACGACCGCAGGGGGCGATGAGAACAGCGGTGAGGACATGGGCCGTGCCCTGTCGCACTGCAAAGCGCTCCACCGCCACACGGGCGCCGTCGTGCTCCTGGTGCATCACTCGGGCAAGGACACCAGCAAGGGCGCCAGGGGGTGGTCGGGGATCCGTGCTGCCGCAGACGCGGAGCTCGAGGTGGTGCGCGAGGAGTCGGGCAGGTGGCTGCGGCTGTCCAAGCAGAAGGACGGCGAGGATGAATTGCGCTGGGGATTCGAGCTCGAGGTGGTGCAGTTGGGGGTTGATGAGGACCTGGATCCGGTGACCAGTTGCGTGGTGATCGAGGCCGAGGTGCCGGTGGCAGAGGGCAAGAGGCGAGCGCTCGGGCCGGTTGAAAAGGTCGTGATGGATGTCGTGCGAGGGCAGTGTGCAGGGGGTCTGCGGGCGCCGGTAGAGGGGGTGGTGAGCGAGGCCGCGGGGCGCTTGGTGAAGCCAGAAGGGGCACGCGATACGCGCCGTCAGCGGGTGCGCCAGTCGCTGAACCGGTTGATTTCGACAGACTCAACGGGTGTGTCGGTGGCGGAGGATCATGTTGTTTTCGGCATGGTGGGGGAGTTTTGAGTGCAACGTCGGCAACGCGAGCAACGTATTGCTACGCGTTGCACGTTGCGCAGCAACCCGCCGAAGCAACGACTGCAACGCGGGCCTTTAGGCCGCGTTGCACGTTGCAGGGTTGCGGGGGGTCGTTGGGGTCTTTTGTGCTGATTTCCGCACGTTCACTGGGAGGGTCTGGTGAGTGAGAGTGATTCGGCTGAACGAGACGGGCAGACGCATTGGGGAGTCGCACCCCAACACCAAACTCACCGACCACGATGTGGAGCTGATCCTGGCACTGGTGGACGAGGGGCTGAGCTACACCGAGGTGGCGGAGAAGTTCGAGGTGAGCAAGAGTTGCATCCAGCACATTGTCTCGGGCAGGAACAGGGGGCAGTGGGCAGCGCGCCTGATTCGGGTATCCGTGAGCATGGATCGGGGCGACTAGGGTGGGCGCCATGAAGCACGACTGGAAACCCATCTTCCTCGCAGCCCTGCGCCAGGTGCCGATCATTCGCCATGCCTGCGAGGCGGCGAGCATCGAGCGCACCACCGCCTGGCGCGCGAGGCAGGCGGACGAGGACTTTGCCGATGCCTGGGACCACGCGATCGAGGAAGGCATCGATAGGGCCGAGCAGGAGGCGTTCAGGCGCGCGGTGGCGGGCTGGGAGCAAGGGGTGTGGCACCAGGGTGCCCTGGTGGGCACTGAGACGCGCTACAGCGACCAGTTGCTGACCCTGATGCTGAAGGGCAGGCGCAAACAGGTCTATGCCGATCGCACGGAGTTGACCGGTGCCGACGGCGGCCCGATGCGCACCCAGTCCCCGGTGATCATCGTGACCGGGGTGCCTCAGCCCGGCGACCACTCCGATCTCGCGTGAGGATCGATTTGGGCTACCGACCGCGCGCCTGGCAGCAGGAGTGCCACGTGCGCCGCCAGCGCTTCACGGTGCTCGCGTTGCACAGGAGAGCCGGCAAGACCGAGCTGGCCCTCCGGCAACTCCTGGACAGCGCGCTGCGCTTCGATCAGCCCCTCGGGTTGTTCCTGTACGTGGCCCCCCTCCTGAAGCAGGCCAAGGTGATCGCCTGGTCGAGGCTCAAGCAGATCGTGGCCCCCTTGGTCGAGCATCGCCTGGCCGAGGTGAACGAATCCGAGCTCCGCATCATCCTGCAGCCCTCGGGCGCCTCGATCCGCATCTTCGGTGCGGACAACCCGGACTCGATGCGCGGGCTGCGCGTGGACGGCGTGGTGCTGGACGAGGTCGCGGACATCAAGCCCGAGACCTGGCGCGAGGTGCTGCAGCCCGCGCTCGCCGACCGGCTGGGATGGGCTGCGTTCATCGGCACTCCGCACGGGATCAACCTGTTCTCGGAGCTCTTCTTCGGCGCTCGCGGTCGGCCCGACTGGCACGCGGCGAGCTACACCTGCTACGACACCGATGCGCTTCTGTCCCTCGAGATCGAGCGCTACCGATCCTCGGTCGACGAGAACACGTTCAAGCGCGAGATGCTGTGTGATTTCGCGGCAGCGGGCGACAACCAGTTGATCTCGCTCTCCGACGTGCAGCTCGCCTGCCAGCGCCACCTGAAGGCCGCCGACTACTCCTGGGCCGGGCGCGTGCTGGGCATTGACCCCGCACGCTTTGGCGATGACCGCAGCGTCGTGTTCCCCCGCCAGGGGCTCTTCGCCGGCAAGCCCTGGGTGTTCAAGGGGCTGGACAACATGGCCCTTGCTGACCGCATCGCGCAGATCATCGAGGACTGGAAGCCCGACGCGGTGTTCTGCGATGCCGGCAACGGGGCAGGGGTGATCGATCGGCTGCGCCAGTTGCACTACGACGTGACCGAGGTCGCCTTCAGCGCCTCGCCCGCGCACGCCCGCTACCTGAACAAGCGCGCCGAGATGTGGTGGGACGTGCGCGAGTGGCTGCGCGCAGGCGGGGCGATCCCGGATCTCGTCGAGCTGAAGCAGGATCTGGCCGCACCCACCTACCGCTTCACGCCGGCGGACAAGATCCAACTCGAGAGCAAAGACGACCTGAAGGCCCGCGGCCTGCCCAGCCCTGACTTGGGCGATGCGCTGGCGTTGACCTTCGCCTACCCCGTGCACCGCGACGAGAGCGTCGTGGCCCGCGCCCAGCGCATGGGCCTCTCGAGTCGCACCAGCAGCGAGGATGTGCTGGCCTACGACCCCTACCGCCGCCTCTAGCGCCGTATCCGTGTTGCTCTGCACGCCGGGCAACAATGCCCCCCAACGTGCAGGAGACCGCGCCCCGATGTGCATGAAGTCCCCCAAGATGCCCGACCCCCCGCCGCCCCCGCAGCCCGCGAAGCCGCCGGATGTGGACATGTCGCGTATGCGCGCCCAGCGCCGGCAGTCAGGGATGGTCGGGGGCTCGCTCCTCACCAGTCCCAATGGGCTGATGGGCGCAGTGTCCACGGGTCGCTCGACGCTGCTCGGGGGCTGAGTGCTCGACGGGCAGCCGATCAACCGCCGCCAGCGTCTGCTCTCACGCAAGAGCGCGCTCTGGACCGAGCGATCCTCCTGGATCACGCACTGGCGCGAGATCTCGGACTACCAGCAGCCGCGCTCCGGGCGCTTTGTCGCGACCGATCGCAACCGCGGCGACAAGCGCGCGAACCACATCCTGGACAACGCCGCGGTCTTCGGGGCACGCACCCTGGCTGCCGGCCTGATGAGCGGGGTCACGAGCCCCGCGCGCCCGTGGTTTCGCCTGGAGATCGAGGACCGGGATCTGATGGAGTCCGGCGCCGTCAAGGCCTGGCTGCACGAGACGGCAGCACTGATCCGCCGGATCTTCTCGAGCTCGAACACCTACCGCGCGCTGCACTCGGTCTACGAGGAGTTGGGGCTCTTTGGCACCGCAGCCTCCGTTGTGCTGCCGGATTTCGAGAACGTGATCCACCACCACCCCCTCACGATCGGCGAATACGCGATCGCCACCAACGACCGGGGCGAGGTGGATACGATGATTCGCGAATTCCAAATGACCGTCGGCCAGATGGTCGAGCAGTTCGGGCTGGAAAACTGCTCGCTCACCGTGAAGAGCCTGTACACCCAGTGCTCCTACGACGCCTGGGTGGACGTGCTGCACGTCGTCGAGCCCCGGCGAGAGCGTGACTACGCCAAGCGCGACGGCAAAAACAAGCGCTTCGCCTCGATCTACATCGAGCCCGGGAAAGACGGCGGGGACAGGTTCCTGTCCGAGTCCGGGTTTGACCGCTTCCCGGTGCTGGCACCGCGCTGGGTGGTGACGGGCAATGACGTGTACGGCACCAGTCCTGGCATGGAGTGCCTGGGGGACGTGAAGCAGCTCCAGCACCAGCAACTGCGCAAGGGGCAGGGGATCGACTACATGGTCAATCCGCCCCTCCAAGTTCCCACCCGGTACAAGGAGGCGTCCAAGGCACGCCTCCCGGGTGGTGTTTTTTATGTCGACTCCACGGGCCAGAACGCGGGCGTGCGCAGCGCCTTCGAGGTGCGGCTCGATCTGCAGCACCTCCTGATCGATATCCAGGACGTGCGCGAGCGCATCCGCCAGGCGTACTACGCGGATCTCTTCCTGATGATCGCGAGCCAGCCTGCCAATTCCCGCATGACCGCCACCGAGGTCGCCGAGCGTCAAGAGGAGAAACTCCTCATGCTCGGCCCCGTGCTGGAGCGCCTGCACAACGAGCTCCTGTCACCGCTGATCGATCTCGCGTTTGAGCGCTGCGTGGAGGCCAACATCCTCCCCGCGCCCCCGCCCGAGCTCGAGGGCATGGAGGTCAAGGTCGAATTCATCTCGGTGCTGGCACAGGCGCAGCGCGCAGTGGCCACCTCCGGCATGGACCGTCTGCTGGGCGCTGTGGGGCAGTTGGCTGCGCTCTC